GGGTCAGCCGCGGCTCGGAGATGTGGGCGGGGACTGGTTTCGCGACATCCTGCGCGCTCTCTTTGGCTGCGTAGATCCAAAGACCAAGATCAGGATGATCAGCGAGTTGTTCCTGCTGGTGCCAAAGAAGAACTCTAAGACTACCAACTCAGCGGCACTTGGTTTGATCGCCCTTATGATCAACGAAGTGCCTAACGCCAAGATGGTGATTATTGGGCCAACTCAGGGTGTGGCAGAGACCTGCTTTGCCCAGGTGCAAGGAATGATCGCTGCAGACCCAGAACTGACGCGGATGTTCCACGTTCAGGATCACCGAAAAATGGTCACCTATATCCCGACGGGAGCAACGCTGGCGATTAAGTCGTTCGACATGAACGTGGTCACCGGGGGCATTCCGGTCTTTGCAATCATCGATGAGCTGCACCTGATGTCCTCGAGGGCATACGCGAAGAAGGTCATCGGGCAGATCCGGGGCGGCATGAACAAACCAAATTGCCTTTTGGTGTTCATCACGACGCAGTCTGTTGATGAGCCAGCAGGGATTTTCCGTACTGAGCTGAACAACGCGCGCGCTGTACGCGATGGTACGACACCGGCTGAGGGATTGCTCGCAGTGCTCTATGAGTTCCCGGAAGATATGCAGGCGGATAAGGGCAGGCCGTTTCTCAACCCAGATTTCTGGCCGATGGTTATGCCTAACCTTGGACGATCGGTCTTCATTGACCTGCTCGAGCGCGAATATCGAAAGGCGAAGGCCAAGGGCGCAGAGGACGTGCAGCTTTGGCTATCGCAGCACCTTAACATCCAGATCGGCGTCGGTTTGCATTCTGATCGTTGGGCGGGTGCCGATAATTGGGAAGATCGGGCCGACGAAATGCTTACGCTCGAGGGCATTATGAGCAGCTGCGATGTCTGTGTCGTGGGCATCGATGGCGGTGGCCTCGATGATCTTCTGGGGTTGGCTGTGATCGGCCGGCATAGCGAGACGCGCGACTGGCTACACTGGGCCCGCGCTTGGGTCCAAGACGATGTCCTTAAGGCGCGACCTGAAATTGCGGAGCGTCTGCAGGATTTTGCCGAATTCGGGGATCTGGTGATCTGCTCCGATTTAAGCGAGGACATCGATTCCGTTGCCGACATCTGCGCGGATCTAATGGAGCGCGGTCTGCTGCCGGAGGATGCGGCTATCGGGCTCGACCCCGAGGGCGTTGCGGATATCGTCGACGCCTTGGCGATGCGGGGGCTGACCGATGAGCAGGTACGGCCTGTCAGTCAGGGATATCGCCTGAATGCGGCGATTAATGGTCTGCCCAGAAAGCTGAAAAAGGGCACGTTCCATCATTGCGGGCAGCCCTTGATGAACTGGTGCGTTGGCAACGCAAAGACTGAATTAAGAGGGAATGCGCGCATGGTGACGAAGCAGCGATCCGGTCTGGCAAAGATTGATCCGCTCATGGCGACGTTCAACGCTGCAATGCTGATGAGCAGAAACCCTGAGGCTGCAAGCGCTTCTGGTCGTAGCTACTTAGACGACGCTGAAATGCTGGTGCTTTGATGTTGGGGTTCTTGAAACGCCGCGGCAAGTCGATCGAGCAGATTGCCGAGGCAATTGATGGCTGGGGTGGAGGGCGAAACGAAGCTGGTGAGGTGGTTAGCGAACGCACGGCTTTGATGGAAATGACCGTGTTGGCTTGTGTTGGCGTTATCGCAGACGCGTGCTCGGTGCCGCCGATGCAGGTTATGCGCGACCTTGGTGAGGGACGCAAAGAGCATGCTCGGGATTTGCCCGTCTACAGGTTGCTAAACCGCCGCCCGAATGAATGGCAAACCTCGATGGAGTTTCGTGAAACACTCACGATGCACGCCGCGCTCACGGGCAATGGGTATGCGTTCCCGGTGCGCGACGTCAGGGACGGGGAGATCGTGGAGCTCATCCCACTGATGCCTTACATGGTGACCATCGAAGATCGCGCGCGATATACCCGGATTTATACGATCGCCGACGAGTGGGGCATGATTGCCCGCGTAGGACCAGAAGACATATTTCATCTCCGAAATCGCTCATGGGATCGTGTTCGTGGGATGAATGCTGTCAACCAGCTTTCTCGCTCGATTGGCCTGTCCCTCGCTGCAGAAACCACTGCGTCCAAGCTGTTTGAGAACGGAGGGCGCGCCTCAGGAATACTGACGACAGAAAGCTCACTATCTGCCGAGGCAATCCAAAGATTGAAGGCAGCATGGGGCGCTGTCAGCTCAGGTAATAACAAGTTTAAAACTGCTGTTCTCGACAATGGCATGACCTACAAATCACTGTCTATGTCCTCGATCGACAATCAGCTGCTGGAAACGCGGAAGATGCAGGTTGAAGTAATCTGCCGCGGGTTCGGTGTATTTCCGCAGATGATCGGACACTCCGACAAGGCCGCTACATATGCCAGTGCGGAGGCTTTCTTTGCTGCTCACAGCAGGCAGACCGAACGCAAGTGGCAGGAAAACTGGGTACAGCGCGTAGACGAATTCATCCTCGACGGTGCGGGCCCTCTCTTCGTTGAGTTTGCAAACCAAGAACTGCAGACCGCGACATTAAAGGATCGCGGCGAGTATTTCGGCAAGGCTCTCGGCAGTGGTGGAGGGGTGCCATGGATGACGCAGAACGAAGTGCGTCTCGCCTCTGGTCTGCAGCCTAAGGAAGGCGGCGACGTCCTGCGTGAGCCGATCGCCAGCACAATAAAGCCAGAAGGAGACGGCGATGAAACGCAAGCTTGAGATTAAGAGCGCGCCGCAACAGCGGACCGCCACAGTTCGGTTGCAGCAAAAGCAGCTGAGCGAAACTGGACAGTTTGAGGGCTACGGCTCAGTTTTCGGTGTTCGGGACAGCTACGGAGAAATCGTCGCTCCTGGTGCGTTTACCGCCAGTCTCGCCGAGCATAAGGCGCAGGGCACGTTGCCTGCACTGCTTTGGCAGCACGATTCACGCCAACCCATCGGAGCCTATGTTGAAATGCGCGAGGACAGCAAGGGCCTGTTCGTTAAGGGTCAGTTGGCGCTCGACGTTGATGGTGGCCGGAACGCGCATGCGCTTCTCAAGGCGGGGGCGATCAATGGTTTGTCGATCGGCTTCATGCCAATGAAATGGGAAGATGAGGCTGAAACTGACATTCGTACACTTACTGAGATTGATCTCTGGGAGTGTTCACTGGTCACTTTCCCTGCGAATGGTGAAGCCCGGGTGTCAGGTACCAAGGCCATTGGCGAGATCTCTGCGATCTGCGACTGGAAATCATTCGAGAGCAGCCTTCGTGACGAAGGTGGTTTCTCACAAAAGGCAGCTGCCGCGATGGTCGCTGCCGCAAAACGCATTCGGGACACTGAGCGTGATGCTCAAGGTACGAAGGTAACGCTGCAATCGAGCGCCGACCGGCTGCTCAAACTCATGAAATCTTAAGGAGAACCAGATGAAACATCTGCTGATGACTGCGGCGCTGGTGACGGGTGTTGCCACCCCCGTGTCGCTTGGGGCGATGTCCCTTGATCACTTCACATACTTGGTGAAGCTCGAAAATGCGAATGGCGTTTACGAGACACGTGACGGCGAGCCCAGCATGTCCGACGTCAAGGAGGTGCAGGAAAAGCTTCTGACCACCTTCGAGGAGTTCAAGTCCAAGAATGATGCCCGCCTTGCCGAGATGGAAAAGCGGGGGGCCGAAGATCCGGTCGCGCGTGAACAGGTCGAGAAAATCACAGAAGAGCTTAAGGCGCTCAAAACGATCCGCGACGACCTCGACAAGTTGGCCAAGCGGCAGTCCCGTCCAGGCGGCAGCGGTGACGGCAAGGAAGTCAATCTGACGCCCGAGCAGATCGAGCACCGCGAGAAGTTCCTTTCGATGCTTCGTTCGCCCAACTCTGAGCAGGCCAAGGCTGATCTGCAGGAAATCCAGCGGCGCGCCGTGACCACGACAACAGACGGCGCCGGTGGCTATGCGGTTCCGGAAGTAATTGGGCGGACGATCCACCG